GTATCGACATGTTGATAGGTAAAACTCATTACGGCTTGACGGTCGCCATCTACGAGAGTGGTTGACGTTACAATATCTGCCATTTAAAGCCCCTTCAAAAAGATGGGGGTTTCCCCCCATCTAATTATTCATAGATAAGCCGACTAATGGCCTGCCAGTGCGCCTTCAAAGCCTTAGCTGATCCAGCGCCTGTTTCCACACCAATGTATGGTATCAGATCTACCTCGGTCAAAGCGGCTGTTTTGCCCGTTCCTGTAGTTACCGCAGTTCCGCCCGTGCTGCCGGAAGTAGAAGTAACGTTGTACTGAATACCGTTGACGTAAATAGCAGCTTTTCTGTTGCTATCGATTGCGATCTTCAGGTGGTACTGGGTATCCGCTGCCACAGTAATGGGCAATGCACTAATGTAATCAGTGTTTGCAATGCTGTGAACAAAATGCAGCAAGGTGAAATCCGTGAAGGCTTCACTATTAGTGGCATCCGTCTGGAACTTGAAGTATGCCTGATTTGCATCCGTAGCAACCAACTGATCATTGGTTAGCTTCAAACCAGCCCACAATTTGATGTCAGCAATAGACGCTGCCGTAGTGACAACACATTCCCAAATAGTCTGGTTTTCCGTGCCCCAAGGAACAGCGGTCCAGGCAGTTTGGTTGGTGTCAAGATGCGGAGCTATAATGGCCTGATCTTCATCAGTTCCCGCTGTAGTAATTATGATACCTGCCCGTGTGGTATCGAACGTACACAAGGCAGTTGTCATGCTGGTGCCAAGAACTTCGAAGTCCTTGTTGGCAACTTTTTCAGCAAGACGAATAGCCGTGTTTGCAGCAGCCGTGGCGTCTGCATCAGAGAAGGCCGTATTCAGTACTGCGTTAAGCGCAGGACGCTTCTTGAAGTACTCCTCAAGGTAATAACGCCTTACGTCTTTAGCAGCAGAAGAATGTACGGACGAATCCGTTACAATGCCCGTGCTCGAATTTTTATTCGCAATGGCAAATCCGTTTTCTGAGCGGACTGGGCCGGAAAAGGTTGTGTTAGCCATGTGGCCACCTCCTTACAAAGGTTTTGCCCTAGAGTCTTAGTAAGCGTTTGCTGGGCCAATCGCTAGGGCTATTAATCCCAGAAACCTAACTATACGCAAAAAGAAGGGACGGCACAAGTGCCGCCCCCTCAAATAGCAGTGAGAGCTTAGGCCCCCGCTGTACCAAATACGCAACGCCAGTCAGAAACACCGAAAGAGTAACGCTCACGGGCTTTATAACGCATATTGCCCGTATCGAAATCTCCTTCCATCGCAGTACGAAGAGGTGTCCGCTGGAACAGCTTAAAGCCGTTTGGCGCATCTGTTTTAATGAAATAGGCATCCGTATCGGTGAGGAAGTGGTTAACCACAGCCCCATCCGGCAACATGCCCATCGACTTCAACGCATTGACATCGTTGTCCGCAGTACCTGAACGCAAGTTGCTGTTGAGCACACGCTCGGCAGTGAACTGAAGCTCTTTTGGGATCATCAGTTTCATACCACGAATAGCAACTTTGAGCCCACGCTCGTCGGTCAAGCCAGCAATGTCAATCAACATCTGCTCCAGCGAGGTCTCGTTGAGATCCGCCGCAGTAGAAAGTTGGTTGCGCTGGTTGCCGCTGATAGCGGGATGTGCAGAACTACACAACGCAGCCCCATCACCAATAGGAAAGCTGGTCGAGAAAGCATTGTTGAGAATGCTAGCCGCCTTAACCTGTTTGGTTTGAGACATGGACCGTGCCAAAGCACGGGTATACCGTGCCGCAAGACGATCATAGAGATTGTCCTCGACAGCCTCTTCCGTAATGGAGAAGGCTAGGGCAATCGTCTCATGGGTGTAACGCGCCGTGTAAGCCTCTTGTGCATCATCAAATGTGATGGCTGCACCCTCGGCCTTGACCGGAGCGGAAGAAAAGCCCGCAAGCATGACCTCTTCCTCGAAAGCGCGATCCGAAGACTCTTCTGCGAAGATCTCTGAATGCTCTCTCTCGTACCGATCATATTCAAGCCCAAACAACGCATTGAGGCCGGGTTCAAGCTCTTTCGCAAGTTGTGCGCGAGTAATAGCCATTTTCTATACCCTCCTCAAATACCGGTGGAATCCGCAGTGGTTTGCGAAGCAAACCCACGGGTCCCAGCGTTATAGTGAGCGTTTAACCGAACATACAAATGGGCACCGGCTGATCCCCAATCGTTGTTGGAGGCATCATCGGCAAGACCAACAATACGAAGCGGCAGGGTTGCCGTTGTCGCAATTGTCGAAACGCCAAGTTCCGAATTAGACCTACCAGTCGTGGTAGAGCCGGTACGGGCAGATGTCCCCAGTGACGCATTAGCAAAAACACCAGTTAATGCAGTCGCTCGGTCGGTTAAGGTGGCATCCGCAGCAACTACGAAGAGTTGATTCGGATTGTCTGCTACGAGAGCCTTGACAGGGAAACTAGTGTCAACACTCACGCTTCCAGACCCAGGCCAGAAGTTTTTGTAGATGGTCTTATTAAGAGTAGAATCAACGTACTCTATTCCCATAAGAACGCCTAACGCCTGCGTGGTACCACCATCGGTGGCCCCCGCTTGATCAATTACGCCCGCTGCGAGCGGAACGCAAATACTATACTGAAAGATAGCGTTAGTATTATCACTGGCAATTTCGTATTTGGTCAAACCCGTCGAGTTTGGACCACTACCAGCCATTCCAATAGGACGAAGACCAAAAGCTGTTTCGGCATTTGCCATTTTCAGTCTCTTTCCTCAGTTACAGTAGCCAATCACTGTTTTTGTGGGCCACCGAAGGTTACACGAGATTGACGATCAGGTTTACTGATCGTCATGGATGAATGTGAGTTCTCGCGCATCATGTCGTGATCAACAGCCTCCATCAGATCAGTGCTTTTCTGTCTGAAATACTGTGTGCGCTCCTCTACGGTTTCAAGAGGGATACGAGCGAGAACAAGACCGCCTACACCAAAAACACCTTCGAACCGTCCCGAATCGATAATGGGGGCTTCAAAATCAGGGTACTCATCGGCTCTTACCAATTCGTAGCCTTCGCGAAGACGGGCCGAAATATTCTGCCTATCCTCAAAGCCTCGTACTTCTGCACGAAGCCAACGATGTTGAAAGCCCTCCGGAGCAGGGGGTGCTTCTAATCTTGACGGGGGAGACCACGGCTTACGCTTAGACGTGTTTTCCCTGGTAGTCTTAGCGCGAGAAGTACGTTTAATGGCTTCAAACTCAGTTTCTTTGGTCATTAAATCTACTCCTTCACGTATTTCGCGTATTCTTCAAGTGGCACACCCAGTTTTTTCGCTATTGCGACTTGGCTCGGGGTGAGACGAACCTTTTTAGAGCGTCCAGGCGAACCTGCACGAGAAACAGATGCAACGGTCTGAGCGGGTCTTTTTGTAGCCCCGTTCAGCTTCTGCGGAAATTCACCCCGCATACGTTTATCAAGTTCATTATAGTACTCATCGCTAGTCGGGTCAAACTCTTCATTTTCAACTAGTTTTTTATGTAGACCAAAAGCGGCAAATGTCATGGCCTCGTCTTTTCCAAACCATTCATTTCTCGCGGCCCACGCCTCTGCCTTTGGATCTGTTGCAGAAGGCGGCGTAGCCTGGGCCTGGGCCTGAGTCTGGGCCTGAGCCTGGGCTTGCTGTTCCGCTAAGTGTTGCTGCTGTTGTTGGTATTGGTTCTGTTGAACTTTAGCTTGGTTAAGCCTTTCCTGGGCTACCGCAAGTTCTGTTAATTTTCTTTGAGTGGTGACAACTGCATCAGTATCGCCAAGCTCCATCGCGGTGCGAAGGGCGTTCTCGGCGCTCTCTTGTTCGCTAGAAATGCGCCCACCATATTCGGATAAGTACCCCTCATCCAAGGTTTTCATGCGGGTTTTTAGCGCCTCAGACTCCGCATGAACATTTTGAGCATATTCGATTGCCGTCTGTTCCCGGCGCTCGGACTCTCTCATGCGTTTCGTAAGCTTGTCGATTCGCTTCTGAACAGAGGTCTGATATTCCTCTTGCTCTTCCGATACAGATGTTTCTGGCGCAACTGCTTCCTGCCCCTGGCCAGCATCTACCTCTGTGTCTTCGCCTATCTCAACTTCTGTGACAACTTCATCATCACCGATTTCGATGGTTTTTTCTTCTTGTACTTGCTGTTCTTCCATAACACACCTCTAAAGACTCAAAATATCATCAGGATTATCAATAGAGGCCAAAATCTCGTCGTCGTTTAAGATCCTGACTTCCCCGCCTTCAATTCGAAAACGGGATCCCGCATAACGGGCAAAAATCACCCAATCACCCTCCTCGCACCAAGGGCCTCCAGGAAACTTCTCTTTGTCTTTATATGCTAGCGGACCGGCTTTGAAGACATATCCAACAACCGTTTGGATTTGTGCATCATCGCGAATAGCTTCGGGAATTATAATTCCACCCTCGCTTTTGCCCTTACCGCGATAAGGAAGAACAAGAAGCCGCCACCCTGTAGGGGAGGGCATTCGTTCAACTATAGTTTTATCGATAAGCTTAGGGTCTAACACCCGTTCCTCTGGAGAAACGTAAGCAGTGTGGAGAAAATCTTCAACACCTTCGCTTACTTCTTCCAGATCTATTTCAGCCGTCTCAGAATCAGTCATTTATGTGCTCCTGTTTTTCTAGCAGGCCCAAGAGTTCCTGTTGCACTAAATTAAGAGCGGTAAGCTCACCCATCAGGCTAGCGTACTGCCCCATGTCTTGTATGCCGTTGTGTTCTAATACATCTAAAATATGCTCTCGCCTATCTTTGATGGTTTTCTGAACAAAAACAACAATATCCATACGAATCGCTTTTCATAAAACATTCCGCGTTATGTCGCAGAATATTCCATGTTAAGCATGGAGTCAACTAATACGAAAGCGGCCACCGCGTTCAGCGGCACCCATGCCACGCTTTTTCCCAACGGTCGTTTTCCCAGTACCAATAGAAGGCCCTGCACGGCCCACGATTTTCCTGTACGGAACTCTGCCCTGACCCTTGATATCAGCGTAATTAACCGCTTTTGGTGCGTCCCCTGCGGGAGCACCCCAATATTTTACTTCAGCCATATCAACCTCGTTATTGCGTGTTTCGCATCTTCTCTCGTTCCGCAGCCGCCTGGATGCGGGCAAACGTCTGCTTCTCTTGACTCTGTATACGGTCCTGGAACTCTTCGCCCTTACGAACTTCCTTCTGCTGATCAAGCTGCAATTCGGCTTGATCCAAAGCCAGTTCGCCTTGGTCCCTGGTTTGCTTCATTTGCAACTCTTGTTGCTTCAATTGCACCAATGGATCGGGTTGCTGCTCTTGCCCTATATTAGCGACTTGAGAGCTTAATTCCTTCACCTTCTGCATACCTTGAGCAACAAACTGGGCTTTTAGGCCCTCTATTTGGACTGTTGGGTCCCCTTGCATCTGCTGCCCTTGCATCTGCTGCATTATCATGCCCTTGGCTTGTTCCCCGGCCTGGATTTTCACATGCTCCATAACATGTTTTTGTAGTTCCATGGCCATTTGTGGCATCGAAGCCACAATTGGTGACGAACCAAAAATAAGATGCGCCATAATGTGCGCCTCGTGATGCTGCCCCTCAAAAGCATGTAGCGGGGCAGATTCGAGAGCCTTGATGTTTTCTTCCGCTGGGTCTTCTGGTACTGGATCCCCTGCCGGAGGTTGATGAAGCATCTTATCAATATCACGAACGCCTAACGCTTCGTACATGCGGCGATATACTTCATACATGTTGTGCATTTGCGGTGCCTGGGCCGCTAACTGCATTTCTGTCTGTGCAAGAGCAATACGCTGCGCCTGGGAAAAGACATTCGGGTTAGATACCGGTACAACATCCACGCGGTCATCAAAATCTGACGCCATGATGCTCTGGTCGGCATTTTCTACCGAATAAGGATACTGTGCGGGCAAATAATTCGCCATAATGCTTGCCAGCATTTTGAACTCTTGCCGCATTGCATAGTGCATACGCTTATGCACTGCACTCATTACCCGTGTGCCCTGTTCCAGCATCGCAATAGTCGTGCCGACAGCAGCCTGTTGATTGCCGTCCCCAACCTTCAAATCTGTAATAGTGGCAAACCGCTGCCCCGCACTAACAACAAAACCCAAAAGTTGGAACAGAGTTTGGTCCGGGCCCTTGAAAGGTAGCGGCATGAGGCTATCTCTAATGGCCCCACCAGGAGCATCTACGTCTCTAAACTCCCCAGGTTGTAGGGGATCATCATCATCCCTTATCCGCAGCCCCCTTGCTTTAAAGCCTGCGGGTAGGTTTGAGAGCGTACCGGCATCAATAAGTTGCCTTAAAGCTGCCGTTGCCGTCCTGGAGAGCCCTCCAATAGTGTGAATAAGCCCTAAACCGTAAAACCCGAAGCCTGGGAGGAATTTATAGTGGACAAAATACTGAATCTTGCGCTTTTTTTCGTCATCTTCGTCATAATTGCGCCTAATTGCCAGAATTTCGCCATTATCTTGACTTATTGTCACCACATACGGAACTTTAATGCCCGTTTCTTCGCCCTCGTCGTCTACCTCCTCGTACCCTTTTAGGTCTAAATCGACATGACATTCCAATAATGAGCAGTCATAGTCGATATTTGACGGTGTAAGGCCGTCAATATTGCTCATTTCTTTCGTTATGTCGTCTTCTTCCGTTTGTGACGGTAAAACGGGAACATCCAGGTAAAAGCCCGATATTTGCTTCTTTCGTAGCTCATTTGCGGGCATACGGATGACTTGGGTGATATTGGGGCAACTTTCGAGGTCATTTGCCTCATAAGGGACGATAAGATGCTCCGCAGGAACAAATTTGCTTACTGCACGGTCGATGCTCTCGTCGTAGTAGACTTTTTTGAAGGTGCTGCCCGCCAAAGGTAGATAAAACAGCATCTGATCAAACTCTGGCGTATATTCATCCATTACATTTGTAATGTAATAGTTCATAAACTCCTTAACGCGAGAGGCTTGTTCCTCTTTTTCCCGTGTCAAAGAACCAAGAACCACGGTTCTTACCGGTCCCGAAGGGGGCAAAAGCTCATTGAACGCCTGCGCCTGAAATTGTGTGGCTGCTTCGGCCAAAAGGGGGTGCGTTACCCCCGTCGCCCCCCGAAAGGGTTCTGTCCTTTCCTCATATTTAAGGCCCAGAAGGCTTAACCCATTAGAATAGGTCTCCTCCCAGTCGCTACGCGAAGCACGATTGGCCTCAAACTCCGACATAAGCTCATTAGACAAGCGGCCAAGTTCACTATCGTCAAGATAGTCCGCGAGATTGGCGTTAAAGTCGCCCTCATCCTCACGCGACTCGTGAGGATCAAAATCGACCGTAGCCCCGCCGTCCTCAGAGAGTTCTATTTCTATCTCCTCTGGAACATCGTCCAGAACAGTAGAAAAAGCGCCAGGGACGGCAAGCTCTACGTCCTCTTCTATCTCAACAAGGTTTGGGTCGTCGCTTTGCCGTTCCACTAACGAAACCGGAAAGGGCTCTCTAGCCATTATTTATCCCACCTTCAAAAGGAGCTACCGCGTTCCTTGACAACAACCGCTACGACAGCCGCCGCTACGCCCACCGCGCCAACCCAAGGTTGACCTAGAAACATGGCCGCGCCAACCAAAATAACCGCACATGCCGCCCAGGAGGAGGGCTCCTTGACACGGTCTACCGCCCATTCACTGACTGTTAACAACATAGTCCTCTCCTTCATTGCTACTGCGAAACGTGGGGGTACCTTCGCCTACCCATGCTCCATACGTGTTAAAATTAAGCCACTCTTGAGCCTCTATATGATCACAGTTTAACCATGACATTACAGCGGCAACGCATTTGTCCTCATCATAAACAGCAACGCATACCTTTTCCTGTCTGCTCCAATGGTCTTTTGGCTCATCCGTAATATCCACTAAAGCCTCATCATAAATATCCCTGGGCTCCAACAAAAGAGCTTCAGGGTTCTGTCGAACCAATTGTTTCAGCAGTTTTTTTACCAATAAAACCTCCAGCCGTCTTCTTCTTCTACACGATAAGTCGGCAAAAGACCATTCCCCTTCTTCTCCGGCCTCTCCGTTATCTCCGTTATCTCCAGCTTCCCCGACTTCTCATGCTT